ACATGCCAAAGAAAAGTTTGGTGTTGAACTAGATAAAAAACAAAAGCTCTCAGATCTTGAGGCACAGGTCGAAGTATTAGAAAAAAAGAAACCTGTTAAAGAAACAAAAAAATCATCAGGCAAAAAAGATCCAATCGCATCTAAAGGCGAATATGGAAAAGTAGTTCCATGGAATCCTATCCACAGAGAAGAACATTGGACATTTATCTATGATGAGAGATCTCTTTCAGAAGAAGAGAAAAAACAACTAGGACTCTAACATGGCAACAGTGAAGGTCATTGATGTCATTGATAAGGCAGAAGAGATCTTACAAGACAACTCCAATGTCAGATGGTCGCAACAAACTCTCCTTGATTATTTAAATGATGCTCAAAGAGAAATTGTTTTATTCAGGCCCGATGCAAGCACAACCAATGCATCCTTTACTTTAGCTCAAACAGCAAAGCAAGCACTCCCAACCGGAGGCTTAAGACTCTTAGATGTTTATAAAAATCTAAGTCCAAACAAAACCCCGGTTACCATAATTGAGAGAAAGGTCTTAGATGACCAAGTGGATGATTGGTATTCCTCTACAGGACTAGCGGTAGAACATTATGTTTATAACCCGGTAGATCCAAAAAACTTTTATGTGTATCCGCATCCATCAGGAGGTGGACATACAATTGAAATAATTTATAGTTCATCTCCGTCAGAAATTACCATCAGTAATTTTTCTACAGATACTGATGTAATAGGCTTGGATGATACCTACGCTAATGCTATCTTAGACTATATGCTTTACAGGGCATATCAGAAAGATTCTGAGTTTGCAGGCGACTTACAAAAGTCATCCTCATACTACGCATCTTTCCAGAATGCTTTAGGCATTAAAACTCAGGCAGATGCAGGATCACAACCAAGGCCCGCAACTCCTGCACAGGACACATAATAGATGGCAGTATCAAAGAAATTAGAAACTTTAGTACCGAAGGTAAGGAGAGAAGCTCCTAACTGTCCTAAGTTTATTATTATTGATGAGTTAAGAAATACACTTATAGATTTTTGTATTAATACAGATATTTATATGCAAGAACTCTCACCATTTATTGTGGCAGCAAATGTGAATGAATATAGTTCTAGTGATTTAGATATCCCGCCTGGAGCAGAGCTTAATCATATTATTGATATATTTAGATCAAGATCTGATAGCTCAATTACAATCACATCACAAAAAACATTAGTGCCACTTGAACCAAAAGCACAGATAGGTTCTCAGTCTATCTTTACTGTTTACGGTAAAGGCAAGGTAAGTTATTACACACAAAAAGATCAAGAAACAATTCTCGTGGCCCCAACCCCTGAAGCAACAGAAACCTTCTATGCTCTTTACAGTTTAAAGCCAACTCAATCATCTACAACAATTCCAAACATCATTGCTAATGAATATCAGGAAACTATTGTTCATGGTGCGTTATATAGATTACAAATGATGAAAGATTGCCCTTGGACTGATTTACAGTCTGCGGATCTTAATAAAAGGATGTATGATAAGGGAGAGGCTCTAGCGGTAAGAAAAACAAAATACGGAAATGTTGGAGCCAACTTAACTGTTAAATATCAGGAGTTTGGTTACTAATGGCATATTCAGCAAATTTAAAATTAGTTGTAGGCGACACTCTACCTGAACTTACTATTACACTTAAGGATTCAAATACTGCTGCAAGCGGACAAACTTTGGACCCGGAAGATGCAGATACTTTTGCACCGATTGATATTACAAGCGGAACAGTAAGACTAAGAATCAGAGAGATTGGAACAACAACAGTATTAAAAACAATTACTTGTACGATAACCGATGCAACAAACGGTAAATGTACTATGGTATTCCCAAGTGATACTTTCTCAGCAGCCGGACTTTATGAGGGTGAGGTTGAATTTACAAAGTCAGATGGGAATATTCAAACAGTTAATGATCTAATTAAATTTACAGTAAGAGATGATTTTGACTAATGGCACTGAAAATATCAGTATCATTTTCGCAACTGCACATGACTGTCAGCAGTCAGCAGATTGCATCTCTAAATTTATCAGCTAATACTTCCACACTTTTAGATTTCGTAGATCTGCAAACTTCTTTGCAGTTTGTGAATCTTGTACTTGCGGATGTAAGACTTGATCCTGATAGTAAGAACCTTTTCTTTGTTGGCGACAGTGCAAATGCATTAAGCATCTCACTTACAGATTCACCCGCACTTTCATTCTCAACTTCTAAAACTGACACCTTGTCAATTTCTGAGGAAGCGGTATTAGCATTTAGTTCCTCACAATCAGACACAGTTGGGATAACAGAAAGTCTTTCAAGGGTTATGTCCTTTGTAAGAGCTTTCACTGAAACACCATCATTAACTGATGCCCCCGCACTTAGTTTAACAACAGGTAAGAGTGATAGCTTTAGTATTGCGGATTCTCCTTCGCTTGGTATTGAGCCAGCAAAAAGCGACACTTTGTCATTTACTGATTCAGAAGTTTTAAGTGTTGATCCGGCTAAGAGTGAAACCTTATCCGTTTCTGATTCACCTGTTTTATCTTCAAGTATTCCTCAGTCAGATTCTACAACTATATCTGAATCTGATGTAAAGGAATTTGGTAAGGCCATCCCAGGGGGAGGAACAACAACCTACACAGTTACAGTAGCTTCAGGAACAAACTCATATGGATCAGGTAACAAATATTATATTGATGGTTCTGTAAGTCCCGCCCTAAATTTTGATGTTGGCAAGACTTATAGATTTGATGTCTCTGACTCAAGCGTAAGCGGACACCCTTTTAGATTTTCAGAAACTGCTAACGGTTCACATGGCGGAGGTTCAGCTTATACAACAAATGTAACAGTCAGTGGCACAGCAGGATCTTCAGGGGCCTATGTAGAGATACAAGTAACTGCCTCTACTCCAGCATCCTTACATTATTATTGTACCAACCATAGTGGTATGGGCGGCAGTATAACTTCAAGCAATCCTGAAACCGTTTCTATTTCAGAGTCACTTGCTAGAGTTGTTACTTACACTCGGGCCTTTAGTGATGCGTATACCTTAGATGATGTTGCAAGCCCATCCGATGAATTAAGAACTGACTTCGGTATTAATAAGGGTAACATTGTTAGCATTTCAGAGTCCTTGGATTATGCCTTCTCATCATCACAATCAGATACCGCATCTTTATCAGATAGCCCTAGCATAGAATTTGTTACTTCCTTCGCTGATTCAGTAACCTTGAGTGAGGTTTTAGTTTCAGGTGCAGGAAGCATCTACACGGATAGCACTTCCTTATCAGACCAAGAAGTGATATCTTTTTCAAAAGCCTTGTCTGACAGTGCTACCATTACTGAATCCATAAATGTGGTATTAATTTCAGGTTCAAGCAGTGTTCTAAATACAAGTGCTTTAAACACAAGCGTATTAAATTAGGAGATTTAAATGATAAACGATGGTTTTAAACTTACAGGTAAGTTAAAAATTGCTCTTAATGGAGAAACTGTTCAGGAAGTTGACAACCTTGTTGTTACTGATGGCAAGGAATATGTTGCTTCCAGAATGAAAGATGCTACCGCAACAGCTATGTCGCACATGGCTATTGGTAGTGGTTCTACCGCAGCCGCAGCAGGTGATTCCTCTTTAGGGACTGAACTAGGTCGTGTTGCATTAACTAGTACTGCTGTATCAGGTGCTGTTGTTACTTACACAGCTACATTTGGTGCGGGTACAGGTACAGGTGCTGTTACTGAAGCAGGTATTTTAAATGCCTCTTCTTCTGGTGACTTGCTTTGTAGAACTGTTTTTTCAGTAGTAAATAAGGGTGCATCTGACTCAATGACAATTACTTGGACTGTAACAGTTAGTTAATTTTTAAGGAGTTAGCTAATGGCTGTTAAGTTCACCAACAACGCAGCAACAACTCTTGCCGCAGGAATAAACAGTAGTGCTACTAGCATCTCAGTTACTGACGGATCTGTTTTCCCGTCATTAAGTTCAGGGGAACATTTTTACTGTACCTTTGATGATACTACTAACACAGAGATTGTTAAGGTCACAGCAAGAAGTGGAAACACACTTACTGTTGTTAGAGGGCAAGATGATACAACTGCAAGGGCGTTCAGTTCTGGAGATAAGGCAGAGCTAAGAGTAGTTGCGGCTTTACTAGAAGATGTAAAGACCGAAGTTACATCTACATTAAATGTCGATACATTTACAGGCGATGACTCAACAACTGCGTTTACACTAAGCCAGGCCCCCTCAAGCGAAGATAATTTAATTGTATTTATTGAAGGTGTTTACCAAAACCCTGGGGATTTCACTTTATCAGGAACCACGCTTACGCTAGACAGTGCTCCAATAGCAGGGCGTAAAATTGTTGTTTATCATGTAAGCGGAGCAGTTTCAGGTAATAACCTTAATCACGATCAATTTACTGCAAACGGCAGTACCGCAGCATTTACGCTAAGTATTGCACCTATACACGAAAACAACACACAGGTCTTTATTGATGGTGTGTATCAGCAAAAAGATAGTTATGCAGTATCAGGAACGACTTTAACGCTAGATGCAAACCCTGCTAATGGGGCCAAAGTAGAGGTTATGACCTTTACTCAAACTGATGTAAATACCATACCTGCATCTTTTGTTGCAGGATTAACAGAAGTAGCTGCTGTAGGTTCAGATCATTTATTGGTTTACGATGCTACCGATGGTGCATTAAAAAAGGCATTAGCTTCAGACTTAATTGAAACCGTAGGTGCTACACCAACTTTCTCGACTGCTAATATTACAAACACCACAACAGGTGATTCGTTGTTATTTACAACAACCGAAGATTCAAGCACAGCAGCACCTGTTATAACTTTAAAAAGAAACTCTAGCTCACC